ACGAAACCATAGGTTGTGGCAGAAACGTCTCAGAGTCTGGCCTTGGGCTATCTGATGATGAGATCGAATACCTGTTGGCAAATGATATAGCGCGAGTAAAGAGCGAGCTTGCCGACACATACTTCTGGTTCAACGGCATTAGCGAAGCGCGGCAAGATGCAATGATCGATATGTGCTTCAACCTTGGTCTGACCAGATTGCGTGGCTTTGTGAAGGCTTTGGAGGCCATGTCGCGTGAGCAGTTTGATATTGCGGCAGACGAATTCATGGATAGTAAGTGGGCAAAGCAGGTTGGGATGAGGGCGATTCGCGTTACGGAAATGATTCGCAGCGGAGAATATAATGTTTAAACGATACGCCAAGGGCGGAAAGGTTAAGAAGAAAAAGAGTAAGTCTCGCGTCAACGAGGCAGGTAACTATACCAAGCCTGAAATGCGTAAGCGTCAGTTCAATAGGATCAAAGCTGGCAGCAAGGGCGGAAAAAGTGGGCAGTGGTCAGCGCGTAAAGCCCAAATGTTAGCGAAGGCTTATAAAGATGCAGGCGGTGGGTACAAGTAATGCCGTTAAAGAAGTCACAGAAGTCGCTGAAGAAATGGACAAAGCAGGATTGGGGAACCAAGTCCGGCAAGAAATCAACGCAAGGTAAGAAGGCGACAGGTGAAAGGTATCTCCCGAAGGCGGCTAGAGAGGCTCTATCAGACAAGGAGTACGCTGCCACTTCCAAAAAGAAACGAGCAGACACAAAGAAAGGCAAGCAGTTCTCCAAGCAGCCCAAGAAGATAGCTAAGAAAACAGCGAGGCATCGTAAATGAGTTTGACTGATGCAGAAAAGAATAGGCTCAAGAAGGTGGGGCTGACAGGTTTAAACAAGCCAAAGAGAACGCCAAGCCACAAGACCAAGAAGGGTGTTGTTGCTGTGCGTGATGGCGAGAAGATGAAGATCATTCGCTTTGGCGATCAGAAGATGGGTCACAACTATTCAGATGAAGCGCGTAAGAGTTTCAAGGCTCGTCATGGCAAGAACATCAAGAAGGGCAAAACATCTGCCGCTTACTGGGCGAACAAGATGTTCTGGAGTGGTAAGGGTGGCAGCAGAAAGTCACCACCTAAGTCGCAGAAGCAGAAGTTCGGGAAAGGCTAGTGGCTATCAGCAGAGCGCAGCAGGGTAAGCAGACTAGGAGTGGCCCTGCCAAAAAGAAGAAGCAGGCCAAGGTAAGCAAGGTCATGCGAGAGTTTGAGTCAGGCAAGCTAAAGTCAGGCGGGTCTGGTAAGAAGGTAAAGAACAGGAAGCAAGCTATAGCTATCGCGTTGAGCGAAGCAGGTGTGAAAAAGAAAAAGAAGAAGTAGCCCCGCCTTCGGTCACACGGACGGGAACGTGCTACTAGAGCCTCTGCCGCACCGAATGCAACAACGGAAATGCGACATCAGCCGCGACCTAAAAAGCCCCGCCTTCTGGCACAGGGACGGGAACCTGCGTTTCAGGGTTGGAGAACCCCTGCCAATCCGTTGATGGACGCGCTAACGGAACGCGCAAGGAGAGAGTGTGTTCAGATCTCTTGTCCGTCTTCATTATTCCCTGCTCTGCCACTCCATCGCAAGTCAGTAATTATAAGATTCGATCCGCCACATTCAGGGCATTGTCTTGGGTAGCTTTGTTTAAACGACTTAATATCGCAGTCTAAACACACAAAGTGCCATTCACTTTTCGATTTCTGCTGGGGATTCGTGGGGTTCGTCTTCACCATGCGTCCGTACTACTTTGCGTTCAAGGAGTAGAGGAAGTCTAAGCCACGTTCCACCATTATCTCTAGCGATCTCTTCAGCCTCTTCTCTAGTATCAGCTTCGATCTCTGTGTACTTGCACGTCACCTCATGCACAACGATGTGATACTTCATTTGAACTTGCTGCCTCTTAGTTTCATACGACGATTGCCAGTTCGTTGTGAGTTGTTCATACGGCCCGACACATTAGATTTTTTCTTTGGCATCGACTCTTCGTACTTCACCTCACCAAAAGGGACTTCCTTTATCTTGCCGCCACGGGCCAAGAACTCTTCTATTGTTTCCTTTGTCATCACTGCTTCCAGAATCTACTAGCTATGGATACGGGCTTCTTGTTGCGCGGAGAGGCAGCAGAAGGCGCTTCTGGCGCTTCTAGCAGTATGTATACCTTGGCACCCAACGCACCCGCAATTGTCTCTACAGCCTCAAAGCTAGGCTTCCTCTTGCCTAACTCTATCTGGCTGATGTATCCGCGATTCATGCCTGACTTATTTGCAAGCTCTTGCAAGGACAGATTTTGATCTGCCCTCATGGATCGCAGCTTCTCTGTGTACCAAGTCTTCACGCTTGCACCTCACTCTCAAACAGCTTCAAGTGCTCGTTTAAACGCTCTCTGGCTTCCGGGTTGGTCTTTAGTTCTGATCGAGACTCGATGCCGCAGATAAATCTAATTACCTCTGCTGCATAGTTCTCATCACTTTGATTCTCGTCTACGACATGCCACTGGTAGTAGTTCATCCTTGCCCATTGGATGTACGACTCGTCCCTGCATATCAGGTTAGCCCTAGCCAAAGCCTTCTCGATTTCGGTTGTGGCCCTTGGTTTAACTGGGTTCTCGTAGTCATCTATCTGAGCGCAAGCAATCATGTATCGCTGCCCGATGGGGGCGGTAGCCATTTCCTTTGGGACATCATCGGGGTGAAGAACAAAGGACAGCACCATGCCATCCTTTGTCTGGCGATACGCATACTTCTTTGCTTCAAAGCTCTCTGCTATATCTTCGCCTTTCATCAATGTACCTCAGGCTCATCTTCACATGAGGGGCAAGGGGTGTGTTTAAGTATCACTACAGCTTTGCCATTATCCGACCAAATGGCGGGAGCGCCCTTGTCCGTAAGGTCAAATTCCAATGGATTTACAATCGTATCTCCATCTTCGTCTTTGTTCGCGGCAACGCCAAAACGAAACATATGGCTTGCATAAAAGACTAGCTCTGCCAATTCATATGCCGATAAGTGATCTACAACGTCCACCACCTCGTTGCAACCAGAGAATCGACGCTGTTTAATCATCGTAAGCTCGTCAAATAACTCAGCTTTTTCCTCAAGGAGATCGTCGGTCATGTCCATCTCTTCTACGCGATGTTCGCGCTGAGTATCAATTTCCTTCTGATGCTTGATTTCCATCTGTGCAAGCTGCTCACGGTGCAAGAACTCAACGGCCTCTAGTTCGCTTCTCAGTTCATCAATGACATCATTCTTCGTCTTGTAGTATTTCTTCTTCGGCGCTGTCTTCGGTGCTTTCTTCTGGGTCATATCCCTTTCCTTCGTTGCGTTTAAACATTTCGATCCATGTAAGTGGGTCAATGCCTTCCATCGCCCACCATCTTTTCTCGTTGCCATAAGCATGTAGGTGCCTGTGGTGGTCATCGCAGAGCGGGACTGCGTGTTGGTCTCCGCTTCGCCTCATGCCTCGCAACCCATCGTCCTCAACAAACGTGAGGTGGTGCGCCTGCGCGGGGCGATAACAAACCAAACAGCCGTGCTCTCGTACCAGTTGCAGATACTTCCTGCTTCGTAGCTTCTTAGCCCAAGTCTTTTGTTTCAAAGTCTTTGACTATCTTGTTGCCAATCTCGTAAAGCTCTTCGAGTTGACGAACTCTTTCAAGTGAAGCGTCCAACCGCTTGTCGATCTCGATCAGCAAATCCTCATCTTCGATGTGGTGCATCTCTTGGATCTTTACTACTGTCGCGTTGATCTGGCTTAACTTCAGTCTTGCGTTGCGCTCTGCAATCTGAGACTCACTGAGCCGCTCATGCAGATCCATAACGTGTGCTTTGATCTTGCTCATACGAACTCCTTACATACCAAAGTCCGAAAAGTCTGCATCATCAGCCAGTTTTTCGGTAGCTGCTTTACCAGCAGACTCCTTCTTGGCCTTGAGTGTTACCCTGATATATGGCTGACCAGCTTTAGACACGTTCTTGTAGCCGTTCAGATAATACTCAACGCCTTCTACTTTGATGTCGCCCTGCATGTCTGCATGCCAATCTTCTTTCTTGTCCTTGTTCTTAAACAATGCGCCAGATTTTTCGTTATCGTATTCCATTAGAATGGTAAGTCCTCTTCTTCTGTTGTTGGTTTCGTTGCCAGTTGTGCTAATCGACCCTTGATCTTGTTAGCGAATGCATTCCAATCAGGGTGCCCTTCGTACTCTTTCTTGAGCGACGGGAAGTGCTGACCCATGACAGCCTTCGCCTCCTCCGTTGTCTCCACTGACGCAAGCTCATCAATCAGAGCATCCGTGTTCTGCTTGAAGAAGTCCTCCGATGTGGGCACAACATCTGTCTTGGCAGTTTTCTTTGCTTTCGCCGCTGGTGCCTTCGCATTCTTTGGCACTTCCTGTTCGGCGGCGTTGCCATCATCGTCCTCATCAGCGTCCACGCCACAAGCCATAGCCAGCGAATACCTCTTAGCGTAGGTCATGGCTGAACCAAACCCTTGCGGGGTTACCTTTGCGGCAGGGATTGTAACGGGGCCGGTCTCTATCGTTTCTCCCATCCCATAGAATACCGTCTCTACGCTGATACCCCCTTCTACTGGCAAAGAACGCTGAACATATGCGATGCCGTTGTTGTTAAGGGCTGGCTTGACCGCTGTGATGATGCTGCCAAGCGATGCATACAGAGAGCTAAACTGCGGATTCTTCTTGTCTTTAACGGGGCTATCCATCTCGGACTGCGCCTTGGCTAATGCCTCTACGAGTGTCTTCTCACCCATTGCTGTTCTCCTGTTTAAACGTTGCGAATTGGTCGCAGTAATCAGACACATCACAGAACTGCTCGCATCGTAAAGGTTGTCCTCTACGGTGATCTATTGTGTGTTTGTCTGCGTCTTTCTGAGCGGCGATGAATGTCTCCGCTTCCTCTTGCGAATCGAATACACGCACTGCGCGTACCCGCTTCTCCTTCATCACGGCAAACTTGTCATCACGCAACCAACGTTCTTCGTCGGTGCAGTCAGGTAGATTGCCAGCCCTCGCCTCTTCATGTGCAGCAATGCGCTCCACCACAAACGCTTCGGTCTGCTCGATGGGCCAGAGTGGGATGTCTTGGATAAAGATGTCTTGAGATGGGTAGTCAGGCTTTCGAGCAGCCTCATGCTTACTCCAATCCTTGACGAAGTTAATGATCTGTAGACCGCTTACCTTGATGCCGTTCTTGTGTGCGATGTATGCGTAGATGTTGAGTTGCTTCTCATCGCTATCATTGTTCATCACGCCATACGCTTTGCGCGTCTTGTAGTCCTGTAAGACCCTTGTGCCATCCGACTGCACATGCTGTACGTCTATGGCACCTGATAGCTTTATGCCGCTTACACAGCAGTACAGACGCTCCTCAGTGATGAAGTCAGGGTGCTTGGAGTCTTCGAGAATGGAATGCACAGCGGTGCCGAACAAAGTCCATAGGTTCTGAGACACATCACGGAACATGATGTTGTTAGGATCATCGAACAATGCAGCCATGCGCGGTGGGCGCAATAAGCCTGTAGCTGAGTACGAGGCATCGCCCCGACTGTAGGAGTCTTTGGTGAGTGCAGCCGCTAGAGGCGCAGGCAGACCAAGCTCGTTGGTGTAGTTCATGTGTTACCCTGTTGCGAAGGTTGTGTGACGATAAGAACACATGGATAGAAAACAAGTCAAGCTAATTATTTTTGGATCTGCACAATCCAAAGCAAACAGCAGGCGTCTGGTCACGTTTGGTGGCAGACCTCGCATCATCAAGAGCAAGCCTGCTTTGCAGTTTGAGAAAGATGTGAAGGCGCAAGTGCAGCCAATGGATGAGATGCTTGAGGGAGACCTGTCGTTCCACGCCGACATCTACTATCCCAGCCGTAGGCAGGATCTCGATCCCAGCATTTTGCTTGATGCGTTACAGGGTTTGATCTACGCCAATGATCGGCAGTTTAAACAGATAAGCAGTTGCAGGTATCTGGACAAAGAGAATCCGAGGTCAGAGATATGGATCAAGGAAATAGATCACGACGAAAATGGCCCACCCCCAAGCGACGGGTGATGGGGGCAGGCCGTCCTTCGCAACAAAGGAGTCATTTCTATGGAGATAGAGTTGACAGGCGAATTAAACCTGTGCTTTTTTAAGAAAGCAAGGAATCGCGCAAGGGGGTAAGACCGCATTTGGCGCGTTATAAGTTAGCGGTAATGTCCATGCTCGGCTCCGTCCGATGTGACTCTCTCTCTCCACCATCCTCGAAATGAGGGGGGTTTGGGGGGAGCGTCCTTCTCTTTCCATCCGATGTGTTAAATATAACATTATAGATATGTATCTATATGCAGTGATGCACCTAAGCAACAAGGGAATATCGTGAGACCAGTATACGAAAGTAATGCTGACAAAGAGCGCGAGCGCAAGTTAGCAAGTGTCGTAGCCAAAAGATGGCAAGTTGACGCAAAAGAAAATCCAAAGATGTATCCCATCGATTACTGCTTTGTTAACAGCAAAGGAGAGGTCGAGGGGTTTGGCGAAATGAAAGTTCGCACACACAAATTTGGCACCTTCCCAACATACATTTTGTCAGTTCATAAGGTCGCGGATGCGAAAGCACTTGCCAGTGCGACGGGTAAGCGTGTAATTTTAATCGTGCAATGGAGTTGTGGAACCATTGCAACGTTAGATCTGGACACAACACCAACCAAGGTTGAGTGGGGTGGACGGAAGGATCGGGGTGATGGTCAGGACATGGAGCCTGTCAATCATTACGCCTTGGATGATTTCACAATCGCAACAACAGGAAACCAAACATGAGCGAATACGCTTTCGACGGGAACACAATCAAACTAAAGCAAGCCGACTATGATCGGTGGATCAAAGCCTTCAAAAACATACCGAACCTAGATGCAGTTCTACAAAGCCGAGATGATTGGCTGACGTATGATGCTGAGATCAAGACGCAACAGCGTTGGTTCTTGAGTACCTCCGCATATCTGGCAAGCCAAGACAAGAAGGCTGCGCTGGAAAACAAGAGAGATCTGAGTGGTCGTCAGGTAAATCCTGACGGCACGGTTCGATTCAAAACGGCCCCGTAACGTGGGCTTCTACGATGAGTTGGCAAGCCTAGGGTTTGCCTCCCGCGATCTGCGCGATGGTCAGAGCAAGATTCTGTGCCCGTCATGCAGTGATACCCGCACAAAAAATAAACACGAAAAGTGCCTAAGCATGTCCATCGATGGGGAGGGAGCGCAGTGGCGCTGCCATCACTGTGATTGGGAGGGCAACGTCTGGAGAAATACAATGCAAAGTCCGTTTAAACAGAAGGTGGAGAAGAAGGTTCCGAAGATCCCTGACCTGAATGAGTTGAGCGAAGGGGTGGTGAAGTGGTTTGCCAATCGAGGGATCTCCGAGGCCACGCTGGACATGGCTGGAGTGGAGACCGGCGAGGCATTCATAGGTGGGGAGACGAAGAAAGCAATCGCGTTTGTGCATAGAGACAAGGATGGCAAGACCATCAATGTGAAATTTCGCACACAAGATAAGGAGTTCAGCCAGATCAAGGACGGGCATCGCTTGCCGTATCTCTGGAACATGGTGAACACGGATGAGCCGCACCTTATTATCACCGAGGGTGAGGTCGATGCGTTGACCTGCCTAGAGGCGGGACTGAGCAACGTCATTAGCGTACCCGATGGTGCGAGCGACAAGAAGCTCAAATGGATTGACGAGTTGAACGGTGAGTTGAATGGGTTCAAGAGGATTGTGCTACTCACGGACGGGGATTCCGTGGGCATAGCTATGCGTAACGAGCTTGCGCGTAGGCTAGGCAGGCACAGGTGTTGGCGGGTTGAGTGGGACGAGGGATGCAAAGATCCGAATGATGTGCTGATAGGGTACGGGAAGGAACGCCTGCGAGAGTTGGTCGAAACGGCAGAGCCGTGGCCCTTGAAGGCATTGCATGAAACGAAAGCCTACGCTGATGATGCGTTTGCTTTGTTGAATGGGGAAGTGAAGACGGGGATCTCGACAGGGATTACTGCGATGGATTGGAATTACAAGGTGAGGGCTGGTGAGCTAAACATAATCTCCGGCGCTCCGGGCGTTGGCAAATCAGAATTCATGGATCAGATCTGTTTAAACCTTGCGTCAGAGCATGGCTGGAGATTCGCGGTTTGCTCGTTTGAGAATCCAGTTGATGAGCACATCAACAAGCTCGCAGCAAAATACATACGCAAGCCTGCGTGGGATACGCAGTCTGGGCAGAAGATGAGCCATGAAGAATGGGGTAAGGCGGTAGGATTTATCGGTAGCCATTACTACTGGATACGCTCAGACGATGAGGCACCCACTGTGGATTGGTGTCTGGAGAATGCGACTGCTTGTGTGCAGCGATACCCAAACGTGCGCGGGTTGATCCTTGATCCGTACAACGAGTTCGAGCATCGCAGACCAAGCGGGTGGACAGAGACCGAGTATGTGTCCCAGATGCTCGCAACATTGAAGCGTTGGGCAGCGGCTAACGAGTGCGCGATCTTCCTTGTGGCGCACCCTGCGAAGCTGAGAAGGAACCAAGACGGTTCGTTCCCTGTGCCAGAGCCATACGACATTGCTGGATCAGCAAACTTCTATAACAAAGCGGATAACATTTTGATAGTGGAAAGAGATTTCACGGAGGGTTCCGATGACATTCGGATTCATGTGAAGAAGATTAGGTTTAAACAGAGCGGGAGGGTTGGTTGTGTTGAATTGAAATACAACTATACCGATGGGACTTATCGCTCACCTGTGAAGATGAGCGGGTAGGTTGATGGGGGCCGTAGCCCCCGTTAATTTAGATTTCAAAGATCGTGTCGGGATGTTCGTTAAGAGCGTGTTCAAGCTCCTGTTCTAAATCAAAGGGTATCCGCCGAAACGTGTTTAGAATCAGCAGTATCTCTTGATCGGTCAGTGCAACATTTTTCACGCTGCGATCCACCAGTTTGCCATCGGCTGCGGTCTTGTAGGTAACTTCTTTCAAAGTCATGCGT